GGGGTCGTGCCGGGGGTGCCGACAGAAGCAAAAATGCTCTTGTAGGCGTTCGCCACGTCCGCATCAATGCTCGCCGCCAACTGGCTAACACGAGGTTTGAGCACACGGTCGGCGAAGTCATCCAACTGCATGGTTAGTTCGGCAGTCGTGAAGTTCATGCCGATATGCTTCTGGGTAGAAACAGTCAGGGTCGTGAACTGCTCGTTGTCGTCCTGCACTTGCAAGGCGGCACCGTCGGTCACCAGCGCGCGGTCGGGCAGGCGAATACGCAAGGTAGAGCCAATCTTGGCGCCCTGCACGGCAAAACTATCGTCGTATTGACGGTTAACGTTGCGGGTAAGCACCAGGTTGTTCTCGAGAATCTCGAGAGACTTCCGAGTGATCATATCAATGGTTAGAAGTGAATTACTCACTTAGGTTCTCCTAAAAAATTAGCGAAGTTTTTGCGCTTCAAACTTTCGTACCTGCCGCTGCCGTTCGGCGTCAATCCACTGGCTCGCAGTCATCGATTTAATGCTGCGCGGGTCAGTGGTATCAAACGTCGGGGATGAAGTTCCCCTAGGCTTCGCGGGAGATATTGGATCTGGCGCGCTCGATACCCTTTTGGTGGCCGGCTCTGCAAGCAACTTTGCTTCCAGCCGTCCTAGTTCCTTCGCTTGAACAAAAGGCGCTAGCTTGGAAATCCGGTCAGCCTCCTTGGGGTTAACCCCCAAGTAGTAGGCCATGTCCGGCCCTACCTCAGATGACTGGATTGTCTCGGCCATCGCTGCCGTGATTGGAAGGTTGGGGTTATAAGCGACCTGTTCGAAGTCGTTATACCTGCCCCGCGCTTCTTCCTCCCGGTCGTGATAAGCCTCGACCAGAACGGACTGCTGCTGCTTAACATCCCGCTGCCGAACCAGTTCTTCTGCTTTCTGCGAAGCCAGCGCATCTGCATACGCTTCAACAGAATCAAACTGGTCAGCTTCAGGTGGCGCTACTGGTGCCGCCGGTACAGCCTGCCGTTCCCACTTCCGCTGCTCTTTCGCCAAGCGTCTACCAACAATCGAGTCCAATTCCTCCTGCGTGAAGGTCTTTGGGCTTTCCGTCTCAGTCTCATCGGTTTCTGACGTTGACGTTAACGTCAATTCCGGCGCGGGTATCTCCGCTAATAGTTCTTCATCAACCATTGGAATGATTCCTTAGAATCCCCGGTTAACCTTACCGGTACGGTTATACAGCTAGTGCTGCTGCCTTAGCTTGGAATAATTTGACGCGAGCGTCAAGGTCAGCCTTTCCGGCTGCCAATACCGCCAACCCTTCTTCCAGCTTTCCTTCGCGGGCAATAAGCGCCGCCTCAATCTTAGCCAGCATTAACGCCTGCGACATTAGGCTGGCTTGGGTATCTTCGGCAGCCTTAGCGCGGGCGTCTAAGTCAATCTCGCGGGCAAACATGTGTTTAGACTGTTAGTGCTTTAAGTTGAGCGTCGCTAAGTTGGCGGGGGTAGTAGGCGACATAGCGCAAATAAGTATTTGCTGGGTCTTGGAAACTAACAGAACCGCCCAAAGAAAGCGCCGTAATTGTTGGAACAGTGCCGGCTGTATCAGCAACTCCCAAAACGCCATCAAATGCCGCTTGAAAATTATTTAATGCGTATCGCCCAGCGGCTTTGTATGTTGAACCCGCAGTCTTTGCTGGCCCTGCAGTTATATCTACCAGCCCTACCCCGGCAACTCGTACGCCATAACGCATAACACTTGAATTAGCAGTCCATGCAACGCCAATAGAATCAGTGTTAGCGTTTGCCCCTACCAATGCTGTCATGTACGGGAAAGTCGATGGCGCGCCCCCGATTAATTGCCCGCTTACGTACAGCGTCCCTTCAGTAGCGTTATACCAAGGCGTCACCGTAGTAATAGACGCAACGTCTGTTGCGCGGGTTACTGTGGCTGCGGTAGTTGGAATGTATGAGGTGGCAAACGCGCCTGCTTCTAGTTGAGCTTGAGTAACGGTGCCGGTAACGGTCAAAGTTACAACACCAGCAGTAGGTGTAAACGTCAACGAGCTTCTGGTAGGAAATGCGCCAGATCCTACAAGTGTTCCTGTACCCGTGCCCGATATGACTACAGTTCCGGTGCCGTAAAAACTTAGGGTGTGTGCTACTGCGGTGACGGTTACGTTTTGCGTTATCAGCGCGTCACTATTTAATACAAGATTTGTTTTTGACGCCTCAATCATCAACCCCAGCGCAGCCAGCGTTGTTGGGTCGTGGTCAAAACGAGCCTCATTAATTGCGGCGCTGGTTAGCACGCCGGAAGAATTAAAGTACGTCGCCGTGCTGGCGCGAGTAAAAGTAACCTGCGGGTCTAGAACGCCACTTGTAAAATTCAGCGAAAGACTAGGCGCAAGCAAGCCCTGCGAAGCCAACGAGACAACAGACCCCAGCCCAATGGAGACACCATTACGAATTGGGATGCCAAAATAGCTCATTGGGCGTTAATAGGCTTACAGTAAATCGTTCCGCCGAGCGAGACTTGGATGGCGCTCACGCGGAACGGAGCGCCCGTGCCTTGCGGCACCTTAAAGGGAATTGGCGTCAAAGGCGGGATAGGCGTGCTGGAGGTTGTTGCCGTTACGCCTTCGCCAACTTCAACGTAGCACGCTTGGTCAGACCAAACCATTACGCCTTGCGGCCCTGCAGACCAAGTGCCGGTACTGCCTGCGGTGCCAGTATAAGCAACAGACTTGGCAGGGTAATTGGATTGCGCCAAAGGGTTTAGAAATTCCATTATTTTTCCTAACGGTTACGTCAAAAAATTAAGTTTATATAAGGTGGACAGATACAAAGCAACGATTTCATCAACGATGTTCTGAATCGCGGTGTCGGTCTTGTCTAAGGCAGCGTAGCGCGCAGCCTCAATCTCGGTTAGCTGCGTTTTTAAAAACTCCACGACGTTGGTGGCTTTCTTGGCGCCCTGAATGGCAATTGGGCCAACCAAACCATGCCGGCCTTGGTAGGCTTCGGCCAAGGCGTCGGCCAGCGGGATAATGCCTTCGTAGAATTCTTGCAAGGCAATGTGCTTGGCATAGCTGCGTGTATTCAAGTGCACGCTGTGGGTCACGTCCCGCGCTAGGAAAAGCACGCCTAGTAGTTCTGCCATTTTCATAGCATTGCCTCGGGCTCTGGCATCATTTCCGGCTGCTCGCCCATCATTTCCTGCTGCGGCATCTCCGGCATGCCGCTGTTCGGCGACATCAAGTCACCGGATTCCAGCATGCCGTTGATGGTGCCAAGCACCACGTCTTGAATCTGATCTGGGGTCATGCCGGCCATAGTCGCGCTAATGCGTTTAGTCTCGGCATCGTAGGTCTTAATCTTCAGTTCTTGCGCTTCCATCGACTGACTGACGTTCTTCAGCATGGCGTGCATTTGGTCAAGCTCTTGACCCATCGCCTGCATTTGCTGTTCAGCCGCTTGTAACTCCGGCGATTTGTCGTCATCTCCCAGCAACTTCGGGTCGATGGTCTTGGCAAAGCGTTTAGCCATTTCCTGCGCGCCCGGCCAGTCCATGTTCTTGATGAACAAGTCGCCAGCCACCGCCCACAGTTGCGGGTTGCCTTGCAGGATCTGCGACATAGCCTCCATCGCTTCCTGCCGCTTGGTCATGTAGCTTGGGCCAGTCGTTACCCGCACGTCGTACTTGCCGACGCTTGGGTTATAGATGCGCTCCAGCACGATGCCTTCTTCGTTGACTATTTCGCGCACTGGCTCCGGCTGGTCGGGGTCAATCTTGACCGAATCCGAGTCGCCATCTAGCCCGACAATCTGCGCAATGCGCTGGGTGTCGTAAATCTTGGGGATGAGGTCAACAATCTGGCGCGTGACGTAGCGCACAGCGCGAGCAAGGTTGTCAATGTAGTGGTACGTGCCCGTGTCGCCCTGCCGCTCCCGCGCCAGAATGGCTTTGCCTGAGCGCTCATTCGACGTTTGCCCGAGGCTTGAGTCGTACTGCCCCGTAGTGGCTTTAATGTCGTCGGACGCGCCCATCTTGGCGGCAATCAGCCCATTCTGGGCCATCGGAGGCTGCGAACGCTGCGGGAGCGGCAGGACACCGCCCTGTCCATCGGTGACGTCAGGGTTTACTTCTAAATACGGCCAGTTGTTGGTGTTGGCCGTCTTCCACTGCATCTCGTAGCCTTCGAACTGGCCACCGTAGCCAATAAACGGGGCTTTGGGCGCCAGCGCCAGCATCTCAGCCTCTTGCGAAACCCAATAGTTGTACATGCGTTGAGCATCTTTGGCATTACGCACGATGCCGGAGACAAACATCCGGCCATCTACTTCAAATTCGTTGCCTACCACCCGCACTACGGGGATAGACTTGCCGGCCCAGTCCTTCTCATCGAGGATTTCGAAGCCGTTAATCTTGCAATACTTAATCTTGCGGCGGTTGACCTTGCGGGTCTTGGTCGGCGCTAGCCCCATCTGCGCCATTTGTTTCGCTTCGGGCGCATCGGCGTAGTAGGACTCGCCGTTCGGGTACAGATTGAGCGTGGTTTTCTCGTACTCGGCGTAGTAGTACTCCGCAATGCGGATAGTGTCCTCATTGATCCACTCGCCCAGCGACTGATTGCCCACGCCCTGCGACATGAGGGACGAAATCGGCATGGCGTTAGGGTAATCGCGCTCGTATTCGCTCTTTAGAATGTCCTCAGTGATGAAGCACCACTCCGCATCCGCGCCGCAAGGGTCTTGGATTGTCGGATCCATGTAAACCGCAAAGGAGTTCCGAACACGCCCTATCCGAATGTCCTGATTGAACGAATCATCATCGCTGTAATCAGTGTAAATGCGTATGTAACCCTCGCCAAAGGTGACCTGATTCTCGCAGGCAGTATCATAGGCCACGTCTGCGTCGGATATGTACTCAATATAACGAACCAGTCCATCAAATATCTCAGCCACCGCAACGTCGGCTTTATCGTCAGCCGGGATGACCTTGCCCGCG